TGGACATTTTTGAAAATGGTCGGGGCGACAGGATTCGAACCTGCGACCTTCTGGTCCCAAACCACGCGGTCATTCGCTCTCAATCGATTGATATTTATAGATTTACCCGCTCTGCAATTGTGGGGAATCCATGCGGGATATTGGCGCGTAAGCCATTGTTTGGAATGGGGACATCCAAGTGATTCTCCACGCCTTTTTGCCACGCCCGCGAGACGGGAGACATAACGCATGTTGAGCCGTGACGCAAATCACATATCGCCGCCCACCAAGGAAAGCCCGCGCCCACGCATCGGTCAAGAAACGCAAAGCAGCAGAACCCCGAGCGGCAGCCCGGCTACGATCAACAATCACACGGACGTGACCAGCACGCCCAAGGAGTTAGGACAATGACACGCGCACAATTCAAAACCCGAGATACCTGCATCAGCTGCGGATCGGGAGACCTTCAGCGGCTATCGGATGGGCGATTCGACCAGGGGCCGCTGCGCGAATTCCTCTTGAGGGACCCCTGGGGCGAGAGCCCAGTACCCTACCTCGCTGGGAAACTCTGGCGCTACGTGAAGTGCGGTACGTGCGACACAGCGTTTCACGCGAATGTCCTCACTCCCGAATGGAACGATATCAACTTCTCGCGCTGGATGAGCGCCGAGGCGATCGCAGAGTTTGAGCGCACGCACGGCGGTCCCGATAGGCTGTTCTACCGGGCCATGCATTACACCAAGCATGTGCTGCAGCTTGCGTCGTTGATCGAGGCGCGCCCGCTGCGCGTACTGGACTTTGGATGCGGGAACGGCGAATTTTTGGCGATCTGCCATCAATTCGGATTCGAGGCTGTGGGCGTCGATCGAAGTACGGCGAGGCGGGATAAGGCTGGCGTGAACGTGTTTGCGTCTGCCGACGAACTGGACGGCCGTCCATTCAATGCAATCACGCTATTTGAGGTCTTGGAGCACCTGGACGACCCAAGCGGAATACTCAAGATGCTGCGCGGTCACCTGGCGCCAGGCGGCATTCTGATCCTTGAGACTCCGGACTGCTCGGGGGTCGAGCGGATCGAAACCATGCATGACTATGGGTGCATCCACCCACTGCAGCACATCAATGGGTTTACGCCCGAGACACTGCGCGGTTTCGCTGAGCGATTGGGATTTGAGGAGATCGGCAAGCCCGTCAGTCACGTGACGACGAGCCCGGTGAAGGTCGCAAAAACGGAAGCGCGGCGCGTGCTTGGGCCCTTGTTGAGCCTGACGACACAGCAATATTTTCGGCTGACGGGATGACTTGGCGGGAACCGCGCGCAGTGCGCTTGCAGTTGATCTGGCGGGATAGGTGTGGCGGGATAGATTCCGGGGCTTCCCTGCCCCGGACGTTGTGCCTTAGGCTTTTGCGGCGGTCTCGGCCAAGCTTGCAGTCGGGTCGGTAGGAGCGGCCGGAGCTGCGGTCGGCGGCGCGAAGGTCGTGATGCCGCCCTGAACGGTGGCATCCAATGCCTGTACCGAACTCAGCAGGCCCGACAGATCCGGCGCAGCGGCGCCTTGAAGCGCGGTGATTTGAGCTTGCAGGCCCGACACCTGGGTCGATACATCGGTGAGCAGCGTGGTGACATCGGCAGCGGTCTGGGTGATCTTGGCTTGAACATCGGCAACGGTTACGGTCATAGCATCTACCTTTTCGTGTAATGAGTGAAGTGAAAGAAAAATCGCGCTGAGAATGTGTTGCGTCACGCTGGCACCAGCACTCCGGAGCGGGCTCGAACATACCCGCGGCTCGCGACGATGCTGCCGCCGAGGGCCATATCTATGAGGGCTGCGGCGCCGGGAGCGATCTTGTAGGTGGGACTCGTGAGCCGCGGGCAAATGCCGGCGCCCTCTTGTGCCCAAATTCCGAGCTCCGAACAGAACCAGGCTGATTCGCTGCGCCAGTTGCGGTCGCTGTACGAGCCGTCGACGAAGTCGAGAATGCCGATCCGGTCATAGGGCTTCTTGACCTGGCTAAGCAGCAACCTCTCCCAGTCGGCGGCTTGCCCGACGGTGCAGGGAATTTCCACATCGATCCAGCGCGGCACGCTATCGAGGTAGTTTCCCGGACGCACCCATACGCCCGCCGGCTGGCCCCCGCATGGCGATAGCTGAGCATCGACTATGCTGCCATCCGAGAGGAAGTTCGCCATGTGGGAGAACGCGAGACCGCCATCCCACTCGATGAGTCGAGAATAGAAACTGTTGTTCGCACAGAAGCGGACTTTGATTTTTGAATTGAGCGGCATTACTCCCCCGCGTGAGTGGAATCCCAAACGCCCTGGGATTGAGCTGGCGCCAGCGCGGCGCGCACGACGGCCTCATGTTCGGCCGGCAGCGGGTCCGCGAGCTTGATCGTGCCCGCGGCGATGCGTTCCTCGAGATCCTTTTTGATCGTGAGGAACGCAACGCCAGCGCCGCCCATAGCCGCCAGGATCTGGCAGAGCTCTAGGAACAGCGCAACGGTCATGGCTTAGGCTGCCTTGGAAGCGTCAGCCGACAGCTTCACCTGAAGCGCCGCAAGCTCAGCCGCGAGAGAACCCGCAATGGCTGCCTGTTCGGACTGCACGAACGCGGGAAGCGCCGTAGCGGCATTGCTCACCAACGCGAACTGCAACTGACCGGCCGCGGCGACGATTGCTACCTGCCCTTGCGGGGTATCGGCAGCCGGCGCTGCCTCGACGGCCTGCAGGAACGCGATAGCGGGTGGGATCACGGCTTTGCCGATGGCACCCTTTGCGGCGGCGATGAGTCCGTCGAAAAACTGGCTGGGAGTGAGAGTGGTCATTTGATAATTTCCTTGGGTTGAGTAGATGCCGGCTGTGCCGGCGGAACAAAAGGGACGTGATTTGCCTCTGCGACCGGAGGCGGTAAAACATCGGACTTCGGCTTGCCGCGATACGCGATCAGTAGCAGCATGACGCCGGTTGAAATTCGGTGGACCCATGCGGGGGTGAAGCCGAGCGCGGCCAGCGTGTCCGGCGTCAGGTACGGCAGCACGTTGCCGATGGCGCCAATGAGGAGGCCGAGCCAATTGCTGACCGAGGTCAGTTCGCGCTTGAGGGCTTCACTCATGGCTGCGCCACCCGGTCGGCAGCGACCGCTGCTTCCCACTGAGTTTCCAGGGACGGCAGGCCATCTGAGTGCAGAGCCTTGTCTATGACAGATATTGTCTTTGCTTTATTTGCCTTCTCTGCTTCTCGGTCGATAGCTTGCTGGCGCCATATCCATGCGGCCACGAGCTGCGCACAAGAGCCGTATCCTGGCTCGTAATGCTTGGGATCGGTCTCATGAGAAACCCATTCGGTGTCATAAAGCAGGTGGACGCCGCACGCGCTAACCCCGGCAGATAAATCATCGCCGCCTCTCGCGGAGGCTATTGGATTAATGGCATAGTATCCGGCGCCTTTGAAGTCGATAATATCCTCGGCGTGCGCACTCATGCCGATCAGAAAAATAGACAGCGCGAGAATCAGTAATTTCATGTCAGCAGCACTCCCGGTAGTGGCACGTCCGCGAACACTTCGCGGATGTAGTTCTGTGTCTGGGTCGGCATGTCGGCGAGGACATACTTGTCCGCGTCCTTCGCATACTCGTGATGGACGTTGCCGCCGCCCCAGTTGTAAGCCGCAACAGCAACCTGCCAATCTTTGAAGCGTTCATAGTTGGCGACGAGCAGTTGCGCCGCGCTCTGGATGTCGCACACCGCGCTCTCGCCCGCGTGCGGGTAATACATGGGGTTCAGCTGCATCAGTCCGACGCAGCCGGCGGATGACTTGATCGCGCCCGATATCACGTCAGGTCGAAAGCTCGACTCCTGAAACGCGATGCGCGCGAGCAAGGCGGTCGGAATTTTGTACTGGACCTCGGCCTCATTGAGCGCATGCATATACACCTGCGCTTGCCCTGCATTCTTCCATGCGTCGCTCATTGCTGTTTTCTCCTGAACCACGCGGCAAACCGCTTTGCCGTATCGGTCTCAACGATTCGGATTGCGGTCCATATGATCGTCAGTGCGGCTGCGATGTGCGGCAGCCAGCCGGCGAAGGTTGCGATCAAGGTGGCCACCGAATAAAAATCAACTAGGTGCTTCACGGGGTGGTCGCTCATGAAGCGCGCCTCACGCGAAGGTCCGTCACGAACATGTCAGCCGTCCCGGTGCATTGCATGCCGATCGCCATGAACGCATTACCGTTTCCCGGTGGCACGGCCACGGGGCCTTCGACGAACGTCCACACTCCTGAGCCGATAGACGTAGCATCGGCGATAGGTATAAACGAGGGTGTACCGCCCATTAGATCAACACCAACCTGCGTATTGCCAGATGCGCCGGCCGCTATTTGCGCCCACCCAGATACCCAATACGTTTCGCCAGGTCGGACTTGGACCGCTGCGCCACCCGCACTACTCGCGATGGCGCCACCGGTCGAGTGAAGGTGTATAGAGTTGGCGTTAAACCCCGGGGGGCCCGCAAGCGACGTATCTTGCGTCATCGTCGTGCCAGACGCAGACGTGGCCAGATTCCACCCGGTTAGGCCGCTCGTGTACCCGAATCGGTCGAAGATGCTATCGGCAATGAGGCTATCGACCGGGGTATTTATGTTGTAGATATTAGGATCGGTGCCCGTGATGTGCAGGCGATGGTTCTTGTAGACGGAGATTCCACCGGTCACCAGCCGCACGTTGTGGGACGCTAGCCCCCAAGGCCATTCCTCGCTACGAGTGTTGCTTAGGATCGTTGTAAACGAAGGGTTTGCGGCGCTCGCATTGATCATCGGTTGCTCTGCAGTGGCGCCTACCCCGGGCTCACGAAGAAGCGTCATGTCGCTGATCTTGAGGTCCCCGGTAACACCCGCCGCAACCACAAAGGCGGAGGTATTTTGTTGCGTGTTTAGGTACTGGCCGCCAATAACCTGAACGCCATCCCCGACAATCTGAGCAGATGCCGCGCCCTCCCACTCCATGCCGACAAGAGTGCATCCAGCTAAATCACAGCCGAATCCAGCGACGGAACTGGAAAATATAATCTCTCCACCCTGCGCGAATAGATCCCCGACTTCGTTCTCTAGCGCACGCGCGGTAGCCGCCAGTGCAGGCGCTCCTGTCCACCCCGAGTTGTCGCGAAAGAAAATCGGATTCGAGAAGTGAATGAACCCTTCGACGGAATTCTGAAAGAACGGGTTGGACACCGAGGTCGTCTGCCAGCCGTAGACCTTGTTCTCGCTCTGAATCGTCGAGGTCGCCGCATTCCCCGGAAGTTGCCCATACACCATACCGCGCACCGCATTGGTGTGATAGCAGCCGAAGATGTTGTTGAACTGGGTGCCGGCGTTATTGCTCCACCAGCTCGCGGTGACGTAGTTCGGGTTTGGCGTGGGCTGACCAGGTATTCCAGTGAGTTCGACCCAGTAGTCGTAAAAGTTGCAGAAATTGCACTGAATCACCACGGCCGCCGATGTCGCCGACTGAGAAATACCGCGAATTCGGGAGCCGTTGAAGCGCGCCACCTGATTGTTCTGCGCAAACGTCACCGTGGTCACGCCGTAAATGTCGCCCGGATATCCGCTGTAGCTCGGCGACGTGTTGATTGCGTTTTGGACGGCCGCCGTGTCGTTATTGATGCCGTTTCCCACTGCTCCCCATCGGCGTGGGCTGCCGGGAGGGTAGATCAGATTCGGCGGCGTTCCCACTGCGGCTTCTGCCGTGGTGACCGGGTACACCGGCAGATAGAGCGTGTTCGCAACCGCGGGCGTGAGGTATAGCGTATTCGCCACCGCCTCTGTCAGCGCGTCAAGCGCGGTCGCCGTGATGAATGGCGCGCCGGGAGCAACCGATATGCTGGCGGCCGTGATCTGTGCCTGACCGAAAGCGACCGTGACGACGTAGAGCGGCACGAAACCGGCGTCAACCGCTGGCGTCGTCTGAGTGCCGGTCGCCGCCTGAGCGCCTGCCTTCACCTGAATGACGAACTGATCCTGACGGATGGTCGGCTGCGAGAGGCCGTTATTCTCAGGCCCTTGAAACGGCTGAGTGGGATTCGCCGAGTTGAAGTACGGAACGACCGCCGGGTCGACATCCTCTTCTTGGAACTTGCCCTCGATCAGATAGTTGATCGAAAACCCTGGCGAGATCGGCGGCGGGCATGCGAGCGTGAGTGTGGCGGACAGGATGCCCTGCTTGAGTATCACCTCTCCATTGGACGGTAGCGAACCATACGTCGCCGTATCGACCGCCAGCGGCGTGTAGATCGCGCCAGTGCCGATGACGACCGAAGTCGACGCGGGCGTGGTCGGCGTGCACGCGGTGCCCCCTACGGACGTGCCACCGCCCAGCATGTCGAATGCGAGGCGGCCGACGCCGATATACGCATTGACGTTGGTATTGAGTAGGTCTGCGCTGCGCACGATCTGCGCGGGATTGACGATGGTTCTATCCACTGAGTCTCCGAAAAAGAAAAACCCGCTCGAGGCGGGTTCATTGGATTGGGTTATTCAGCAGCGGCTAATCGAGAATTTGCACCCAGACAATCGTCGCGCCCATGCGAACGCCTTCCACCGCGGCATAGATGTCTGCATCGGCAATCCCGAACTGCGGGCTGCCGGCGAGCGGCCGGAAAGCAGTCACAAAGGACTGGTACGGAAAATCGGTGGCGCCGTAGGGGCCTGCCGTGTCATACGCGCAATTGCCGGAGTCATAGGAGCCGACATCTGCCGCCCTGCCCGGCTCGATCATGATCGGAGTGCGCCCCGTGATCTTGGCCAGCACGCCTATGATCGCGTCGCGCGTATTCTGCTGCGCGAACAGATTCGCCTGGATGTTGGCGAGAAAACTCGGATCGCTCTGGTTCGGCCCGCGCGGCAGCTTATTTCCGAAGAAGTCGAACGAGACCAGGTCGAGAAACCCATCTGTCGAGCTTGCAATGCGCGTCTGCCGCTTCAGGTATGTGAACAGCGAGAAGACGGCTGCGAACGCATTGGCAACGCCGCTCAGCAGCGCGTCACGGATCGGCACCATGCCCACAGCGAACCAGCTGGGGGGCTGTAGTTGCTGCAGGCGGTTCAGGATATCGGCCTGAGAGCCGACAGGTGCTAGCGATGCGCTGGCGGAGGTCGAGTCCGATGCTGCGCCGGAAAGGTTTTCTTCGGAGGGCACGTTACAGCACCGCCGTAGTGCCGGCTTTGATTATTTGCTGCGCAGTCGGCACGATGTCGGCATTTCCGCCGTTGACGGTGAAAAGCGCCAGCGGCACGTTGGTGACATTGGCTACGCCGAGGGCGATGCTCGACAGCACCGCATAATTGAGCGGCGCCCCGATTTTCAGAGTATTGATGAATGTGTCGAGCGCGGCCTGTACTGCGGCGACGGCCGTCGCGTGTATGGCGGCGGTGGCTGCCGGCGAGGCGCCGGGGGTGGTCACGATCGTCATGCCCACATTTGCCGCGACGATGGTCGGCGGAAAAACGCCATAGGTGATCGAATCGCCGCGCACTTTCTCGACCGCCGCTGCTACCGCCGTGATGAAGCTCGATGGAGGGCTGCCGGTACCGTTGTCGGCGATGATGAAAAAGAACCCAGGGTGCGGCGAGCCGTCCAGGTTGACGTTTTCGGTGTAAGTGAAATCGACGTTTTCGCCGAGGGCCTCGATGGCCCCCTGTATTGCGGCCGGCGTCGCGCTCCTGAGCGACTGCAGCAAGCTCGGAAACCCCGCCTTTACTTGCGCGTCCGTCTGCGGGTCGGCGCCGTTGTCGAAGGCCGCCGCATTCGTCACGGTGTCAACGCCGGGAATAGCCGTGGCAATCGTGTTGATCGCGCCCTCGATCACATTGCCCGCGGAGCCGGCCACAAGCGCTTGCGCCGTCGCCGTTATGCTCGCCGTCCCGGCCGGGATAATGTAGGCATTCTGATCCGCGTTATAAGCGTCCTGCGTCGTGTCGGGAATCACCTGGTACTGGATCGCCGCGGTGCCGGGGTCGGCCTGCGTCTGCACGACAGTACCGCCGCTGAATATAGGCAGCCCTTCGGGGGTCGTGCCAGCCTGTGTCGCGGCCGCAATCGTCGCGACCGCAGTCGGCGTGAAGCGCGCGAAGGTGACGGGGCCTGATGCCCCGGTGCCGTCCTCGCGTGCGAAACCGAAATCCGCGATAAAGCTATCAACGTCTGGCCCGAACGACGTTGCAAGCCGCGTGAGCGATGCGGCCTGCAATATCTCAGCCTGCAGCCATAGCGCGAGCAGGCAAAATGAATCCACGAACGACCGCAGAACCGATCCCACGGTAAGGTCTATCAGCGCCGCCGCAGCGCCCTGGATAGCGGCGACCGCATTGGACACGAAGCCCTGGAACGTATTCGTGCTTACTGCCAAGTTAGCTATTCCCTAGGGTGAATGCGAGTGTGGTCGGCGCGTCGCTCGGTATGTCGGTGTAACTCGCGTTCACCGTGAGCCCACTAAAGTTCGGCGATTGCGTGACGGAGACCGCCGGCGGCGGGGTCTGAGCTACGCTGTCCTCAAGCAGCATTTGCGAGGATGCCACCGCGGACACCTTCCGCGGGTTCGCTGGTTTCCCGATGAACTGCGGAAGCCCGGCGCCGTAGTTCGGCTGCCCTACATACGAGCCGGGGTTTGTATTGAATCGCCGCAAAATGCGTTGCTGGCTGCGCTGCAGCCCGCTCACCAGCAAGAGGTCGCCGGTTGAGGACAAAGCAACATCGCCCCCCCATACGTGCGAAACATCATTCAAAGCTGCCATGAGTTTTCCTTACGGAAGCGGCGGGCTCGTCGGGCTGCCCGGCGATGCGCTGGTGTGCGCGTGCTCTACGAGACTGATGCCGGCCGGCCCCGCCTGCACGTCCACGGTAGCGGTGAGCGTTTGGTTCACCTGCACGTCTTTCTCAAAGGTCGCATCATCGGTGAAGGTGGTAGCGCCTTGAATCGTGATAGTCCCATCGCCGTTCATCGCGATTGTCGCGCCGTGCCCGTCGGTGATCGCAATCTTGCCGTCATTCGTCATCTTGAGAGACTGCAATAGCTTGTGTACGAGCCAAAACTCTCCACTCGGCACGGGCAGCGGCTGATTGTTCTGGTTGAACGTCCGTGTGGCGACGACCCCTGAATTGATATCGCCGTTGGTGTAGAGCACATCGACCGTGTCGCCGATATTAGGCGGTGCGAATAGGCCCCAGCCGTTACCGATCCATGCCGAAGACAGCGGAATCCACCCGGTCAGCGCATCGTCGGGCTGCAGCGTCACCCGCACCCGCATGGTATTTGGGTCGAAGTTGGCGACCGATCCCATATCGCTCGTCTTGTACGACGCGAGAATCCGCTGCACCTGTTGGCGCACGGCGTTCATGATCTTCTGCATCATGAGTCGGGGCTCTCGGTCGGGCTGGTGTTCTGTGCGTCCACCGTCATTCGATAGCCGCCCTCGTTGTCTATGTCGCGGGTGACCTTGCGCGGGAAGTACAGTTGATCCCACGACGTGCCGGTGCCCTCAACCTGGACCGGCGTGGAGACGGTAAGCAAGTTGTCCGCCGGCAGGTTCGCCGACATGTTCATTTCGTGTGAAATGATCGTGTCGTAAGTCTTCTGCGCGAAGGCCGCGACCTGGGCCGGGGTCAGGTTAGCCCCAATCGTGAAGAAATACTGCTGCACCGCCCCGAACGGGGATGCTTTGCCCGCGGCAATTCCCTGCGGCGTCGTAGGATATGACTGCACGACAGCTTTTCCCGTGTTTC